ACCTGGAATGATCCTGTAAGTGCTCTGGATCACACTGCTGGTTTTGCCAAGTTTGCTGATCTCGAAATCATCAGTAAAGAGGATGCGTCCACACTGGTTGTTCAGACATCTGACTCAAATGTTGAGAGAGTTCACGATCTCGTGAGTGAAGCAAGTCTGAACTGTGAATATGATTGGGCATCAGCAAGTGAAACCACGATTGATCTGAATGGATCAATCATCTCTAAAGAAATCGTGTTTGAGGACAAGATTCTCACCGATTATGAAGAGTCTGTTGGTAACAGAGTTCTGAAGATTGATGATTTCAGTTCCACATTTAACAGCGTTGAGAGAACCACTCCATTCTCTCGTGTTGCCTCCTTTAGTGATAACGATATCTTTAATAAATTCATCACCCTGGTAAAAGATAAGAACTTTACGGATGAAGTTCAGTTCTCAATCGTTTCACTTCTCCAAGAGAATGGAATCGGTTATCTGAACGAATATGCAACGATTGAAACCAACTCTGAAATCGGAACCTTTGATGTCGTTGACACCCTGGAAGGATGGGACTTCCTCTTCTATCCAATTCAGTTCTCAGTTAACAGTTACGATGTCACAACTGCATCTTTCAACATTCTTAATAACACAACCACAACTGATAACCTTGATCTCGGAAGTGTTGTTAATGTCTCAAGTGCCACAACCACAGCAGATGTTGGAGTTACCACAGCAATTGTCTCAATCGCAACCACTTACAGAAGTGCCAAGGTTCTTGTTCTGATTGAGGATGAAAACAGTGAAACAACTGCTGCTGAACTGAACCTGATTCACGACGGAACAGACGTTTCTCTTCTTGAGTATGGAAACCTCGAATCCAACAATGATCCTCTGTTCTCGGGAATTGGAACATTTGGTGCTGAGATTGATGGTTCAAATATCAACGTCAATTACACACCAAATTCTGGTCTTGCTGCCACAGTTACAACCTTTAGTTCTGTTGTTGCCATCGCTGGAACCACAGCAACTGGAATTGGAACAACAACTCTGGTAACTTCACAGATCAGATCATCCTTCACTTCCATTACTGGAATCGCAACACCCGTTGCATCCACGGTTGCATCTTATGACACACCTTATGAGACTGCTTATCTCATTCTCTCCATCGAAGACACAACAAACAGTGAATTTGAGATGCTTGAATTTGCTGTTCTCAACTCCTCAACTGATGAGGTTTATGTTGAGTTCGGTAATATTAGAACCGCTGGAACACTTGGAACCGTTGGTGTTGCGCAGACCTCTGGAACCAGAGTTGACGTAACCTTCACACCTGCGACAGCAAACGCTGATGTTGAAGTTAGATCTTACATTCAATCACTGCAAATCTTTGATGGTGGTACAGAACCAGATGAAATCGATTTGGGTGTCTTGACAATCAACTCTGATCACGAGACATATGTTGGAACCAAACTTGATCTTCAGAACACATTTGGTCTGAAGAGTGGTGGATTGGAGATCTTTAGAAGATCATTCGACGGAAGTGATGCTGGAATTGCTGATACTGTTCTCAATGCAGTTCATATCCCAGAACACTTCTTTGTGACTGGTGAAAATGTCACTTACAGTCACGACACTGGAAGTGCAATTGGAATTGTTACAGCAACTATTCCTGGAATTGGTTCTACCGACAAACTCCCCAACAGCGTTTTTGTTGTCAAGGATAGTGATAACTTGATTAGGTTTGCTGCATCTGCTGAAGATGCACTTTCAGAAGTTCCTGAAGTTCTTGAGATTAGTTCTGTTGGTATTGGAACCTCACACAGTTTGACTGCTAAGAACCAGAACACTAAAGCACTTCTGGCAATTGACAATATGATTCAGTCACCTGTTTCCAGAACTGAAATCACAACAGAATTGAGTGCAAGTGTTGTGTTTGACCAAGTTCTTGAAACCACTGGAATTACATCATTCTATAATGGTGACATCATCAAGATGAATGATGAGTTTATGACTGTTATTGGTCTGGGTGGAGATAATCCAACAGATCTTCAGGTTCTGAGAGGACAACTTGGAACAAAGGCAGTTTCACACACCAGTGGAGCAACAATCAGAAAGTTTGTTGGTCAATATAACATTGTTGGTAACAGTTTGGTGTTTGTTGATCCTCCTTATGGTCAGACACCTCTGAGCACAACCACAAATCCAAACCAGGCAGATTATGCTGGTATTACAACTCACTCCACATTCCAAGGAAGAGTCTTTACCAGAAATGCCCCAGTTAATTCCTCTGATGAGACTTACACAAACAACTATGTGTTCGATGATATCTCAGATCAGTTCACTGGAATCAAGAGTGAATTCACACTTGTCTCTGATGCTTCCAATGTTGTTGGTTTCTCCACTTACAATGCTTGTATCCTTTACAATGGAATCTTCCAACAACCCAATTCTACACAATCAGTTGGTGGATATGATCTGAGTGAAGCAAGTGGAATTACATCCATCACATTCCAGGGAACTGGAGTTCAGGATGGTTATGATCCTAACAAGACTGGTTTGCCTCTTGGTGGAAGAATTCTTTCAGTTGGATCAACACAAGGATTTGGTTATCAACCTCTGGTTTCTGCTGGAGGAACAGCAAATGTGTCAACCGCCGGAACAATCACATCTATCAGCATTGGTAACACTGGATCTGGTTACAGATCTGGAATCCAAACTGTTGTGAATGTTGGTGTTCAAACTTACAGCAATGGAGTTCCCAATCTGGAGTTTATTGGAACAGCAGCAATCAGTGGTGGTCACATCGTTAGCATCGCAATTACAAATCCTGGAACTGGTTATACATCAACCAATCCACCAGAAGTTGTGTTCGATGCTCCTCTGAGTTACAGCAACATTCCTCTGATTTATGCCTCTGGTTCTTCAGGTACCGGAACAGATGCTCAGGTTGATATTGTTGTTGGTCAAGGTTCAAGTGTTATCAACTTTGTAATCACACAGGATGGTTTGAATTATAGAGATAATGAAAGATTGACAGTTGCTATTGGTGGAACCACAGGAATTCCAACTGATACCACTCAAACACACGTTGATTTTGAACTCACAGTTGAGAGTTATTACAATGACACATTCAATGGTTGGAACTTTGGTTCACTTCAGGTTATTGATTCATTAGATTCTAAGTTTGATGGCGTAACTAAGCGTTTCACACTAACCATCGATGGTGTTGACCAAACCTTCCTAACTTCAACTGGTTCGCCCGTTAACATTGTTCAGAACTTGATTGTTTACATCAATGACATTCTCCAAGAACCAGAAGTTGCTTATCAGTTCACTGGTGGTTCGCAGATCACATTCTCTGAAGCACCACAACAGGGTGATACAACCAAGATTCTCTTCTACAGAGGAACTGAGGGTGTTGACATTGTGGATGTTGAGATCATCAAGAACATCAAGAAGGGCGACACACTTCAACTCAACCACGATGTTGATAAAGGACAAGATAAGGATCTGAGTCAGGATCCAAGAACAGTTTCTAAAGTTGTTACTTCTGACATTGTTGAGACCAATCCTTATGGTGGACCTGGAGTTTCTCAGGATACCACACTTCTGAGACCTGTCACTTGGTGTCGTCAGACCGTTGATAAGATTATTGATGGTGAACCTGTTGCTAAGGACAGAGATAACTATGAACCCAACATCTTTGGTGTTGCTTATCTCCTACAACCTGTTGGAGTTGGTTCTACAATCGTTTATGTTGATAATGTTACCCCAATCTTCGACCAGTTCAATGAATTGGCAGAGACAGATCTGAGCAAATATCAAAGAAAGATCAACATCACCTCGCAAGACACTCTGACAGCAGCGGCAGCAACCGCAATTGTCTCAACTGCTGGCACAATTAGTTCTTTCGATGTCACAACTGCTGGTTTTGGTTACACGGTTGCACCTGCTGTCACCGTTCAAACACCAGTAGGACTTGGAACAACACAAAGAGCAACAGGAACCGCTGTTCTAAGTGGTTCGACCGTTGCCTCAATCACTGTCACTGCACCTGGAACTGGTTATACAGGAACCTCTGTTCCTCAGGTTCTTATCGAACCACCTGTTTCAGTCACTGAAACTTCAGTTCCAACTGAATATGCAGGTGATTTTGGTACCATTGTTGGAGTCGGAACTACAACTTCTGGTTCAAACAGTCAGATCTACTTTGATACCTTCATCCCACTTGACTCTGTGATTCGTGATTACACCTATGTTGGATTGGGTTCAACCTCAATCAGTGGCATTTCGACTGGTGATTACCTGGTTGTTACCAATACAAACCTATCTGTTGGTGGAACATTTGCCTCGCGCAACACCGCAGGTGGTCACGTTGGTCTCGCAACCACTGCTTTGGACTGTGTTTATCAGGTTGAGTCCTTCGAAGACAATGATCAAATCATTCATCAGGGTTCATTGGTTGGATTTACAACCACTCTGAGAAGAATCTTCGTAAATGTTGACAACTCTGGAAGCATTGGTTACACGACTGCACCTTACATGGGTGACTTTAGTTGGGGTAAGATCACAATTCCTAACAGAATTGACCCACAAACCTTCAGTTTCTATGGTGATAATGGTGTAACTGGAGTTTCGACTTCAGGTGTGATCGCTCGTTATAACCCACTCAAGGCAGTTGGTTACACAACCGTCTAAAACACCACTAAATAAAGAAAAACTTTCCACAAATGGCAGCAATAATTACTGACCAACTTCGTATTTTGAATGCTAAGAATTTTGTTGCTGGAGTTCAGTCCACATCAAATTCTTATTATACATTCATTGGTCTTCCCAATGCGACGGATTACTCGTCAACTTGGGATTCAGATCCCCCTGCTCCAAAAGATAACCTGGATCAGTCGAATGACTACTGGGATACGATGTTGGCACTCAAGAAAATTTCTTCGAGTGATGTGACTCAAGTTGTGAGAAAGATTACTTGGGCATCTGGAACCACTTATGATATGTGGAGAAACGACATTAGTCGTTCAAATCCATCAGAACCATCGGGTTCTTTCGACATTTATGACGCAAACTTCTATGTAATGAACTCTGATTACAGAGTTTACATCTGTTTGTTCAATAATGCCACTCCTGAGAACAATTATCAGGGTGGTCCATCTCTGGATGAACCAACTTTTACAGATTTGGAACCAAGATCTGCTGGTTCAAGTGGTGATGGTTACATTTGGAAGTACCTTTATACCATCCAACCATCTCAAGCGATCAAATTTGACTCAACAAACTACATTCCTGTCCCAAATAACTGGGAAACCAGCACCACAAATGCTTCAGTAAGACAAAATGCTGGAACAAGTGGTCAATTGAAGATCGTTACGATCAGAAATCGTGGTGTTGGAGTTGGAACTGCTAACTCAACTTATGTAAATGTCCCCATTTTGGGTGATGGACAGGGCGGAAAGGCAACTGTAGTCACAGATAATGACTCAAAAGTCGATTCTGTCACGATTTCGGACGGTGGATCGGGATATACCTTCGGAACACTCGATTTGATCGCTGGTGGAGTCCCTGCTGGTACCACTGCACCCGTTTTTAACGTGATTATTCCCCCAAATGGAGGTCACGGAGCTGATATTTACCGTGAATTGGGTGCATTTAACGTTCTGACTTATGCCAGATTCGAAAATGACACTGAAAATCCTGATTTTATCACCGGAAATCAGTTTGCAAGGGTCGGATTGGTCGAAAATCCCCAATCTGAGGGTTCTACGGACCTTCTGACTAGTGATAAAGCATCTGCAACTTACGCTGTTCGACTCACTGGGGTTGGATACAGTGAAGCAACCTTCGCTGCTGATGCTTATGTGACTCAAACTGTTGGGGTTGGATCAACTGCAGTCGGTAGAGTTGTTTCTTATGATCAAACAACTGGTGTTTTGAAGTATTGGCAGGATAGAACCAACTGTGGATTCAATTCTGATGGCACCCAAAACACAAGTCCCATTTATGGTTTCAGAGAAAATCGTTTCACTGCAACTCCAAACAGTGGTGATTTGACTGTTCGTGGTGGAACTATCAATCTGGGCATTGACACCGATTTCCAAGGTATTTCCACCATAATAAATAACAGAACATACTACCTTGGTCAGACATTTGAGTCTGGTCTGGCTGAACCAGAAGCTAAAAAGTACTCTGGAAATATTGTTTATGTTGACAACAGACCTTCTGTAACCAGAAGTTCCTCTCAGAAAGAAGACGTTAAAATCATCTTGCAGTTCTAAAAAATCATGCCACAGGAAACTAATCTCAACGTTGCTCCTTATTTT